TCTGCTTCTGAATTAGCTGCTTTAACTCAATGGCTTCAAGATGGAACAAGAGAAATTATAAATATTCTTCCTCCTTATTTAAAGGAGTATTGTTATTCAAAACAAACTTTTACATCTGCAGCAGCTAATTCAGAAGCAGAGACAATGATTACAGGGCAATTAGGAAGTGTATATGCAGGAAGTGTTGAATGTAGGCAGATAAAACCAACGGATAAGCATAAAGCATCAAGTTCGTCAAGTATAGAATATGCATCGGCTACTGACCCTGTATATTATATTGAAGGAAATAAAATAAATATACTTCCAGCTTCATCATCTGGTATTTATTATGTTGTTGCAGACCCAACAGTTGCTAATACAGACAGTTCTATTAATAATTTCCCTAATGAAGCAGAATATTTAGTAGTTTTATATGCATCAATAAAAGCAACAGAGTTTTTAATGGTTAGTGAAGAAGACCCTGAATTATTTGCTCCAATTATAGCAACATTAAAACAAGATTATGATAAAGGTATTACAATGTTAGCAGCTCAAGGAATACCAAAACCACAGCAAAGAGAGGCTAAATAATGACGGCTAAAAATATTATAGAGCAAATTGAAAAGCTATTTGGAAGACAACAAGAACAATATATGTTTCAATTAATTAATGATGCATTAGATGATATTGCTTCAAATAAAAGAAATAATACAGTATCAAAAACAACTAATCTAATAGGCTATGATAGATGGTATACTCTTAGTGATGATGTTATTGAAGTAGAAAGAGTTGAAATAAAAGATACGAATGATAGATATGTAATGATTCCAAAATTAGCAGACCCACATAAAATATTAAGAGGAGATACTGATGATACAGCTAGTAGTTGGTCGGATACTGATGCTGGTGATGATTCATTAACTTAGGAGAATTATGGCGACAAATAAAAGAACATTTCCAAATGATTATTTTGCATGGTATAATGATGACCAAAGACTAGCAATTGTGTGTGAAGATACTGCTTCAACATCAGGAGAAAAAACTAGAGAAAAATATGATACATATCAAGATGCAGATGTGGCAGCTGGAATAAGAATTACATATAAATCAAAATATGGAACAATTGATGCTCAAACAGAAGATTTAAAAACTGAAGCAGGTTTAGATTCTGGATTACACCCAGCGGTAGTATGTTATATTAAATCAAGAATGTTTGAAGATGCAGGAGATATACAAAGAGCTCAATATTTTAGAGCAATGTATGATAAAATGGTAAGACAATATCCATTAAGAAAAACTGGTGTAAGAACATTGTCAGTACCAAGACTATAATAAAAATTAGTTTTTTGAAATAAAAAGAGGTAACTATGGCTAGAAAGGCTAGAGGTATTGTCGATAGGGCAATAGTAACACCTGATAAACACTTTCCATTGCATGATGATGCAGCAATTAATGTTGTATGTCAAGCAATAGAATTAATAAAACCTAATATATATATTGATTTAGGTGACACAGGTGAATGGGAATTATTTAGTAGTCATTATTGGAGGGATAGAGAAAGACCTCCTTTAGAAGTATTAATTCCTATGCTAAATAAAGAAGTTAGAGTAGTAAATAAGTGGATGGATGTAATAGATGAATCTCTTAATAAGGCAAAATGTAAAGAAAGACATTTTATACAAGGAAATCACGAAGTTTGGCTTGATAAGTTTGTAGTAAAACATCCCTACCTTCCTGAATATGAAACTTCAAAAGCTTTGAAATTAAAAGAAAGAGGTTATAAATATTGGGAATACATATCAAGAAAGAAACTTAAAATAGGTAAATTAAATTTTACACATGGCGATTATGTTCCCATACATCATGCTAAAAAGCATTTGGGTGCATATAAAGAGAATATAATTTATGGTCACACGCATGACCTACAAAGATTCACCGATACTGGTCTTGGTGGAACTCAGAGTGCTTGGAGTATGGGTTGTTTAAAAGATATGAGTTCTGATAAAAATAAATGGCTAAGAGGGAATCTTCACAATTGGAATCATGCATTTGCAGTTGTTGATTGGTTTAGAAATGGAGATTTTAAAGTGGAAGTAGTGGAAATTATAAATGGTAGAACTTCGTTATGGGGTAAACTACTTGATGGAAATAAATAATGGAGATTTATGGAACAACAAGCTATAGAGAGTTTGATTGGTCAGTATGGCTGGATGGCTGTTATAGCATTCTTGTTCCTTATTGGAAGAAAAACAATTGAATCAACAATAGAGGCTATTAAAGTCTTTGCTGGTGATGATTTAAATACAGATGATGTTATAATATTTGATGATAGGCCTGCGAGAGTAGTAAGAGTAGGATTTTGGAAAACAATATTATTTGTATATGAAGTAGGTTGCAATGATGGAAAACCTTTTATTAAAGGTGGAAATAAAGTTGCAATTCAAAATGATAAACTAAAAGACCATATGATAGAAAAGCCTTTACCGATGCTTGACTTAAAAAAATGGGATGATTGCGAGGAGAATAAATGAAGGACACGTTAAGGGTTTTAAGCACTTACCCTGAGATAGGTATAAGCACAAGTTTTTTTTCTACTTTAATAGGTATTTTAGACGTTTTAAACCCCATATTAACATTTGTATCATTAAGCTTTGCTATAATATTAGCTATAATGACCTTTTATGCTAAGATTAAGGGCGAGTGATGGTTGGACTAGGCTATTTTATATTAGGGTTTATAATAGTCTTTTTTGGTGGAATATGGTGGTTAAGTAGATGGGAAATATTTGATTTATATATGGATGATGATGAAGATTGGGATTAACAAATGATATTAAAACAAGCAGCACTAAAAATATTAGTAAACCAAGCCATTAAAGCAATTGAGAAAATTTCGGATAAAAAAATTGCTAGTGAGCATCATAGAAGAATTAAAGAATTGGAAAAAGAAGTAAAAGAATTGAAAGAACTTGCGCATCCACAAGCTGAATTTATTTGTGTTGAATGTGGTTGTCAAGCAAAACGAATAACAAATAAAGGAGAAAAACAATGATGTCATTTATTACAGCAAATTGGGAATATGTTTTATTAGCCCTATATGTAGTAGAAAAAGTAATCAAATTAAGTCCATCTAAAAAAGATGATTTAGTTTGGGACATGGTATTAAAACCTATTGTTGATAAAATAAAAGGTAAATAGTGGCAAAGCAAGTACTTGAGATAAAAGATTTTTCTGGAGGTTTAAATTGTTCTTCTGATGCAAGAGACATTCAGTTTAATCAATTTTCACAATTGTGGAATGTAAGTCCATCTCAAGCAGGTATATTGAAAATTGGAGGTTGTCTTGTTCAATATATAGATAATTTGCCTCATAATAGTTCTAATTATCAAGAAGGATATGGATTGTTTGCGGTGTCTTTTGATACAACTCCAACAATTATTGAAGGGCAATTTGAAAATGCTTTTGAAGAAGGAACTGTAGTTGCATGTTCTGGTACATCTTTAACCTTAGCTGCTCTTCCTACATTTCAATCTGTTGCAAATCATAATACTGATAATTTTTATAGAAATATGACAGTATTAATATATGAAGGGAATGGTATTGGAGAATCAAGAAGAATTGTTAGTTATGATTACACAGACGCTGACCCTGATACTCATATAGCGACAATAACAGATGCATTTAGTGGTTCTGTTAATTCATCTTCAAAATATAAAATATTTAGATGGGCAGGAGATAATACGAAATTCGGTAATCAAGGAGATTTAGATTATATAGATAAAGGAGGAACTACATTTCCATATGATGATATAGAATCTCATGATACTGATTATCAAAATTCTTATTTTCTAAGAACAAAATCAGCAACCATATCAGATGGAGCATCATTAGATTTAGGTTTTATAACTTACAATCCATCAAGTAGTTATTCTTGGGGAAGTTCAGTTAACCTATCAACAGGAAATACATCAACAGGAAATAATACATTAAAATCTGGAGTTACATATACTATGTCATTTTGGTGTAAAGCTTCAAATAGATATTATGGTTATGTTTCTGATGCTGATAACTCAGCTAATCAAAGAGGGGAAAGAGTTCCTTTTGTACACATTTATTCTGATAGCGTTACAGATGGGACTAATACAGGATTATATTTAATGGAATCATCTCATGGCCCAGTATTTCAATCTGGTTCTGAATCTACATATGATTATGCTGATAATTTAACAAATGAATATGTTAAGAATGGTGACTTTGAAGATGCTGATGCAAATGGAGGTGACGGAGGACATGGAGGAGCAACCGATTATGACCCTCCAACAGATTGGATGGCTTATGATGGATATGCTCATCATACAAATAATACAATAACATATTCATATATAGCAGGAAGCAATGCATATGGAGCTGAAGGAAATACATTAAATATGAATCCTGGAAGTGCTTTTGCAAATGCAGGAACTTCTGATGGCTTTAAACCTAATTGTTATTTATATCAAGATTTAACATTGGAAGATAACCAATGGTATGAATTATCTTTCTTATACTCAACAAATAATAATCTACCAATATTCACTTCAATTGTTGATACTAATAATTTAACAAGCACAGGTATTGTTAGTGCTGGTACTAGTTCTGCTAACGGAGCAACTTTAGCTGCTGATGATGGAAGTGGAGTTTTAACAGTAGATGGAACTACTGCAACTGATGCTCTTGCTTTAAATAAAGAAATATATACATCAAATGGAACATTTTTAGGAGTATGTACATCGGTTGATAGTGGAACTCAAATTACATTTGCAGCAGGGACGGCAGCTCCCATCCCAAATGATACAACTTTATATACAGCTAACTATATAAAGAAATGGAATGGAGATTCAATGATGGGGACAGGTTCTCTTACAACATATTGGCAAGGAGGAAGACAAGGCATTGCTTCAAAGAGAAGACCTTATAGATTTTTTGTTCCTGAAAATAGTGGTACTCCAAGAGTAATAAGAATAGCATTTGCTCCATTTAATGCTTCTCATGAAATGAGGTTAGATGGAGTGTCTGTAAAAAAATCATTACCTGATATAAATTCTATGTCTGATAATGCTATGGGAAGCCATGCATCCAATAATCCATATTCAGATGATGTAACATCTTGGAATCAATATAAGTTTAAATTTAAAATACCTTCTGAATATAATAATGCAAGTGATTGGGTTATTAATTTAAATGCAGGTTCTTATGGCTATCAAAATGGAGCAGCAGGTACAAGTGACACTCATACAGTTTATTTTGATTCAATTAAGATAGAATCTCCTAATATAGGAGGTGATTTAATATTTCTTAATGATAATACTTCCTCAGAATCTAAAATAAATATATATTCAGAAAATGAAGGTAAATGGATAGATAACACAGGATTAACTTGGAGTGGAGTAAATATGAAACCTGTGTATAATTACATTAATGGTATGCTTAAAATATCTGATGCTAATTTTGAATCAGGCAATAAAAGTAAGCTTTATTTTTACAACAAAAAAAATAATCAATATAATATTAGAAGCAACCCATTATCACTACCACCTTCATTTGAAGTTAGTGCTAATGAAGATGCATTTGAACTTGATAAATCTTTTGATGCAATATCTTACAATAATAGTTATACATTTAAAGATAATCATCAATATTATATTGCTAGCGATGGAACTAAAACAGCTACAAATTGGTCAACAGATGATGCTGATGGTAATGGTAGAATAATATGGTATTATTGCTCTGAAAATGGGCAAACGGATAGCAATCCATTATATGATTCTGGTGGTACTGAATACACAGATATACATTATAGTGATGTTCCTACTAATCCATTATATTTTTCATGGTGTGGAACACATGGTGGTTCTGGTGATATAGCCACTAATGATATGCATACTACAATATCTTCACAAACAACAGGAAGTGTATCAAAAATTTCATTTCAATTTACATATTCATGGCAAGGTGATTATTCTGTTGAGAGTGGAGGTGATAAGCCGTTAAAAAATATGTATCCCCCTATATTTAATATAACAGCAGGAAAAAGAAGTGGTACAGATATATTTGGAAGCGGAACAGCTGTTACAGCTAACAATCAAAGAGACTTATCTTTAGGTGATGATGAAGAAGCAGGCGTTTTTGTAACAATGGATAATGAACCTACTAATCCTGCTATAATATATAGTGATAAAATAGGTGGTAAAGTATATTGCGGTGGTGGAGAAGATAATCCTGGTACAGGGATTGAAAATGATGTTGTTGAAGAGATTAAATGGGAAGATTCTAATAATTGGCCATGGGATACTGTTACTCAATTAACTGGTCATAATAGTCATGGACTTAAAAGTCAAAAAACTTTTTACGGTGAAATTAATTTTGAAGATGGCGATATTGAATTAGCGGATGATATTATTTTAAAAGTTCAATTAGAATATCCTCTAAAAAATAATAAGAATATGCAAGATTGTTTAGATAGAGGATATGAAAGCACTGCTAAGGAATTTGATTTCCCAAGATATGAAAAGATAAAATTTACAAATTTAAGAACTCATTTTAGAACAACAAATTGGACTCCACTAGGAGATGGATTGCCAATAAGTCAAACTGAAGATTTAACAAAAGCTAATTTTACTTTTGCAACACCAAGCGGAGCAACAGCTTTTGGATGGGAAGAAAGAATATTTGAAATAGGAATATCATCTGTTAATATTTTTAATGAAGAATCAACAATTAAAGCAAGTAATACTTATATAGGTGTAACAACATCAGGGGTATCAGAAACATCTGTATCGGCTATAGATACAGGAGAATCTCCTGATATTAGTGTTTATTTAACAAAAGCAGCGTTTCAAGATTCCTATAGAAAAAAAATAAAATACTATATGAAAGATACTAAGTCTGATATTTGGTATCTTCAATTTTATGTTGACACAGAAACAAATACAATACACTCTACAACATCAAACTACAAATCTCTTGGAGTTGTAAGTGAAACAAATGGAGTTTATCAATATTTTATACCAAGAGAAAAAATGGTTAATTATAATGAAGTCGATAGTTATGAATCTCAAACTCTTATATCTCAAGAATTAACAGATGCTCAATTAACTTGTGATTATAAAACAGCGGTTGTTGCAAATAATAGATTATATGTAGGAAATATAAGACAAGATGAAGAAGTATTTCCTGATAGAATGATTAAATCTCCTATTGGTAAATATAACATATTGCCAAAAGATAATTTCATTGATGTTGCAATTAATGATGGAGATGAGATAACAGCATTAGAATATTTTAAAGATAAATTACTTCAATTTAAAAAGAGAAAAGTATTTGTTATAAATGTATCAGGAGATTATGAGTTCTTAGAAGATACCTTTGATAATATAGGAGTTGCTTCTCAATTTCAAGTTACAAAAACTCCATATGGTATTTGTTGGGCAAATCAATCTGGATTACATATATATGATGGCAATCAAACTATTAATTTAATTGATGGTTTTTTACCTAATAATGAAAAAGATGCTTTAATTAATGAAAATTATTGGTCTATAGTAGATAAAGATACATCAACTATGCCAAGAGTAGCATTAGTTGGTTATAATCCAAAGGAAAAAGAAATTATTATTAAAGCAGGAATAAAAGGAAAAACATTTGGTACAGCATTAACTAAACCTGATGGATATGTTTATAGTTTTAAATCAAAATCTTGGTATATGACTCATAAAACTTTTCAAGGATTATCTAAAAATACATATAATGCAGCTTTAAGTAATTTTACCAATAATTCTGATGGAGAACTCATATCATATGTTTATCAAATTTCAGATACTCATAATGTTAATAATATTCTCAAATGGCAAACATCGGATGGCAATGATGAAAATCTTTCCACTCAAAAAGGATTAACTGGAAATAATAAAAATCCAAAATTAATTTATATTACTACTTCAGATTTTACATTCAATAATATAGCATCAAGGAAAAAAATATATAAAGTTTATATTACTTACAAATCTACTAACTCATCAGGTTCATCTGCTGATTCTGAAATATTAGTTAAATATGCAACAAATGGGACAGGAACATTTAATGGAACTTTTGAAGATAGTAGTGATAATTATTCAGCTTCAACTGGACTTGCTGGCTCAGCAGATTGGGCAACAGCTATATTAAAGCCATCTTCATCTATAAACAATATATATTCATTTCAATTGCAATTTACAAAATTAAATCAACTTTCTACTGATTTTCCAGCAACAGGATTTCAAATAAATGATATATCAATTGTATATAGAGAAAAACGTGTTAAATAATGGCTAATTTACTTCATAGTAAAGGCTCAAGAACTCAAATATATAAAACGCTTCCATCTAATGATGTTGGTAATGATGGTGATATAATATTATCCCAAATACAAGGAAGAGGAGTATATCTTTGTTCTAAGGTAAATGGTAAATGGCATGTATCAAATAAAATGGAAGAATTACGCAAAATTGATAAAACATCAATTAAAGACCTTGGAGTAGATAAGTTAACTATTGGCACTACTAAAATAACAAAAGGCGAATATGATGTGTCTGTGGGTAATTTTACATTAGATGGTGCAGGAGATATAACTTTAGATGCTGGTTCTGGAAATATTTATGTAAAAGACAATGGCGGTAATTATACTCCTGGCTCTGATTATGAAATTGCTACAAAGAAATATGTTGATGATGAAGCAGGTGAGCATTTTATGGATTGGTATTATGCTAATGCTGATTTGGCTACTCAAAATAAATTTTATAGTGGATTGCATAATGATACATCGGTATCAGATAATATAGATACTGATTTAACTACAAGTGGATATTCTACAACAACACTAAATAATGCTTGGAGAATGATAAGATATGCAAGAAGAGTACCTTATAGAGGTACTATTACAAAATTTATGGTACATTTAGAATCAACAGGAGCAGCAGCTGATAGTGATGTTGAGGTTGCATTATGGTGGGCAGATGCATTAGCAGATGATACGGCTCATAATTCGACTGATAATTTTACTTGTGACCATTTATGCACATTGACTTTTGATTTTAGTGCAGCTAGTAAATTTATGACAAAGCAAACGACTTCATTTAATGCAACATCTATAAGCGAAGGAGATTGGATTTTTGTAACATTAAGAAAAACAACAAGTGGAGATGGTTCAAACTTTTATGCGCACTCTACTATGTTGTGGAATGGAAGATAATGGCTGTTAATAAACCAGATTGGACAACAAAAACACAACAACAAGCTGAAAATGAAGCTAAAGGAGTATTTGATAATCCAAGACTTGAAGATGAAAGCCCAGCAATAAAAGCTTTATATACTTCAATAAGAGAAGCTATTGATAAAACTAACCTTCATATTGGATATATAGCAAATGAACAAAGTAAGATTGGGATAACCAATGCCCAAAGAGATGCTATTATAGCCAACACAGCAAAGGAAGGTATTACAACATCTCAGAAAAATGCAATTAGTGCAAATACAGCCAAGACTGGAATAACAAATGCCCAAAGAGATGCAATCATTTCTAATACAGCTAAGGTTGGGATAACCAATTCTCAAGCAGCCGCAATAGTAAATAATACTAAGAAGACTGGTATAACAACAGAACAAGCTAATGCTATTTCTACTAACTCGGCAAAAACTGGAATAACAAATGCGCAGAGAGATGCGATTATTGCTAATACAGCAAAGGAAGGTATAACTACTTCTCAGAAGAATGCTATAAGCGCTAATACAGCAAAGACAGGCATTACTACTACACAAGCTAATGCAATAACAGCTAATACAGCTAAGACTGGTATTACAACTAGTCAAGCTAATGCTATTATAGCTAACACTGCAAAAGTAGGCATTACATCTGAACAAATTAAAGCTATATCAGCTAATACTGCTAAAGTAGGAATAACTACACAACAAGCTAGAGCTATAACTATTAATTCTAGAAAGACAGGACTCCAAGTTGGGTCTCAAGTTAAAGGTTTTGAAATTGTAGATTCTATTTTTTTATTAATACCAGGTAGGAATTTAGGAGAATTTTCTTTAAGAATACAAATGATGGTAGAAAGTACAGAATCAGGAAAATCTCAAGCACACTATATAGATTTACCACTACAGCCAGGAAAAGGAAAGTAATTTAGGCAATTTGTATATGAAGGAAAAATGTAATATATTTAAAAGTAAAATTTTAAGAGAAAAGGAGTAGTAAATGGCTAATCCATATCAGCTATCTTCAATAAGAACAAACCTTGATAGTTTAAGAAACATTCAAGGGATGGATAAACAACAAACACTTGTTGACACGTTAATGCAAAAACAAAAAATATCAGAAGATTATGAGAAGGATATTAATGCAATTCAAAAAGATGCAAGAGATAGAAGTAAAAAGCATTCTGGTCTATTAAAAGGAATAAAAGGAATTGCTACTGTATTTGGAGGGCCTCTAGCAAATGCTATAGTTGGTGGAATTACATCAGGAATTCAACTTAAACAGCAAAAATCAGGAGCTAAAATGCTTCAACACAAAGCAATGGATAGATATTCTAAAAATTTTTTAAGTCAACAAGCTGATGCATTTAAAGAACAAGCAGATGAAGCACAATTATCAAGTGGTGATGTATTAAGAGGTGCTTTTGGCGGCGGTCTTAGTTCATATTTAGGAAGCAAAATGATGGGTGGAGAAAAAGATAGTTCTATGTTTAAAAAATGGAAAGAAGGAAGGCAAGCAGCAGATATAGTCCCCCAAATTGAAGAAGGATATGGAAAATATACCGAAGGCTTTGATAAAAGATTTGAAGATTATTTAAGTGAAGCAATTCCAGGAGAGCAAAGCTTAGGAAAAGAAGATTGGCTTAAAATGGAAAAATTTTTAGATAAAAAAGGATATGCTTCTTCTATGGGGTTTGACCCTTCAATGCTTAATGTAGATGAAGATGTCCTTAAATCAGTAATTCCAGGATTTGAAAATTTATATAAATCAATGGAACAAGGCGGAGATATGTCAGATGTTAGTGAAAAGCTTCAAGGAGCACTTAAAATACCAAATTTATTACAAATGTTACTAGGATTATAGGAGAATAATATGGGAGGATTTCAACAAAGTATATTAGATTCATTACAAAGCGCAGGTTTTCAAAACATGGCATTTTCTCAATTGAATCAATTAACACCAGAGCAAATAGCTTCAACTTTTGCACAACAATATAATTTAGACCAAGAAGATTTACCAAGCACTATGTTTCAACCAATAAAAGAAGGTTTATTACAAGCTACAAACTGGGGGACTTATTCGCCAGCAATAGAAGCAGAAGGACAAACAAGATTACAAGGTTTACATAAAGGTTTAGGAGGAGCTGGAGCAACTCAAGCAGCAGGAGGATTTGCAGGAAGCGGAGCTTTCGGTAAGATGCAAGACCAAATAAGAGATGTATATGGAAAGTCAATGTCTGATGTTATTACTCAATCAAGAGGACAACAACAACAAGCTGGTAATTTAATTTCAGATTTAATTGGTGGATGGCACGAAACGGCACAAAGAATTAAAGGATATTAATCTATGGCAATAAAAGGATTTGAAAAGCAAGACCCAATGGCAGGGTTAAATCAACTCATGCAAATGATGAATCAAATGAATACGATGAATGCAAGGAAAGAAAGAAGTCATCTTATAATGCATGAGGAAATAGGTCAAGGTTTAAATAAAATATATAATAATGAACAATTAGCAACTAGAAAAAATCATTTAGATAAATATTTACAAGAAAATAGAGATAATATGGATGAAACAACTTTATCTAAATTTGAACTATTAAACTCACAGTTTGAAATACAACAAAAATCTAATGATGATTACATAAAAGGTATGGAGTTTTTTAAAGATATTGGAGAAAAAACAAATAATTCATTATTGTCATATTCGGAAATACAATCTATGTCTGATGAAGCTTTAAATGCATCTTATAATAAATTTTTTCCAGATTCAAAAATAGATAAAACATTAGAAGAAAAAAGAAATGATTTAAGATTAAATGCAATGCAAGAAGTTCAGTCTCTTGTTGATTCATATTCAACATTTAGCGGTGAATTTAGAGGTTCTCATGGAGAAAGATTAGGAACAGCTGGATTTAGAGAAGATGCCGCATACATTAGTAATTTAAAAGAAGCTATAACTTTTGGTATAGTTCAAGCTAAAGATGATTATGTTCTTGATACAGCTGAATCTGAAGCTATGTTAATGGGTGTACAACTTGGCTCTTATCAACCGATACAAGATTACAAAACAAACGAATCAAATAGAAATAGACAAATACAATCTTCTCAATTAAAAGATTTAGATGAACATTACAACACTATAGTAGAATACAATGATTATATAAATGAAGCTGAAAACTTCCTTAGTATGAAAAATGATGGGAAAGAAGGAGTGGATAAGCAAGCACTAAGAAATCAAACTTGGGCTACTATAGGAGAAGAAGAAATAACATATGAAATGCTAGAAGATGAGCAAGGATTAGGCTATTTAGATAGTTTTATAATAGAGCAAGATAAAGCTGTTCAAAAATTTAAAAATGTAGATAAATCATACAATAAAAGAGAAGGAGTTAGCTATATTGATGAGCTTACTATGGAAGATAATATAAAAGTATTATTTGAAGATAAACCTCAATATACTCCTGACCCTCCTAAAGACCCTATTATAGAAAAGGAATTTGAATCAGTTTCTTCTGAATTAGGAATTGAAACTATTGATATTGCTAAGGATGTAGATACTGCTAAAAGTTGGGCATCTCCTGAACTTAAAAAAACTGGAGAACAATTAAATCAAATGAAATCTGATATTGATAATTTTATTGTAAATGAATCACCAGAAATAAACACTTCTAAATTAAATAATTTATTAAATAAAGAAAGTAATAACAATATTAATTATAATGATTTAATTAAACTAGAAAAATCATATAATAATGATTTAAAAGAAATGAATAAATTGTATGAAGAAGAACAACAAATGAAAAAATTTGGAATTAAAGGAAATGATGAAAGAAGAGTTGAACTAAGAAAGAAAATAAATAATCTTTATTATAAGTGGAATGATAGTATTCTTCAAGCAAATAAAAGCCCTGAAATAAAAGGTAAACCTTCTCCTAGAAGCGCTTTAGGTGGATTAAGAATGGCTTTAAATACACTTGAAATAAAAAAAGCTAGATATAATAAATTAAAAGCAAAATATGATAAAGATTTAAGCAGAAGTCAAAAATAAATGGCTACAATATACGATTATTTAGATAGATTAAAAGAAGAAAATCCTCAGTATAAAAACCTAAGCTATAGACGTTTATATAAAGAGCTTCAAGGACAAGATTCTAATTTACCAACATGGGAAACAAAACCAACAACAGGAAGAAAAGCTAGCAAGCAAGACCCAAGTTTTATGAATAGTCTTTTTGATTGGACTGATTATGGTATTAATGAAACCTCAGCTGGTTTTGTAAGAGCGGCTTATAACAACTCAATAACAGGACTTGCATATCAATTGCATAATGGAACAGAAAGGTTTGATTTATCTGATTATGACCCTGGTATAGTTGAAGATGTGTTTAGCGCTGTTTTATCTTTTTCTATGCCTTTGGATATGGCTTCAATGTTTGTTGGTGGATATGCTGGAAAATTATTAACAACTCCAATGCATGCTGGAGTTAAAGCAAAAGCTGTTGAAAAGCTTGTTCCAAAAAAAGCATTCACAAAAGCATTTGGAGAAGAAGCTACGAAACTTACAACTCAAAAATCTTTAAAAGCCGCAGGCATTAAAAAAACATCAGAGCAATATAGAAGAGAAATTGCAGAAGAACATATTGAAAGGTTTGCTCAAGATGGTGGAATAGCCTCGTTATATAGTAAAACACAATCAAAAATTGCAGGAGCAGTTATACAAGGCACAACACTTGCTACATTTGAAGGTGTTAGAGGTGGATTTCAAGCAGCAGTTGATGGTGATGATGTTTGGAATGGTATTGGGCATGGAGTTATGCATGGCGGTATAATGGGTTCTATCGCTGGAGCAGTTGGTGCAAGTTTAAATATTAAGCATGGAGAATTATTAGCTAAATATGCTAAAGCAGGAGATGATGTATTAAGTTTTAGTCAAAAAGCAGCAAAAACTGCAACAGGTGTAGTAGGGCAAGTTGGAGCAGAAGCAGGAATATTCACAGCTCCTGAGCTTAAAAATGTTATGGAAGATGAAAATTATGGTATGAGAGAGCTTATGCGCTCATTTGCTACTAATGTTGGTATGATGGGAGTATTAAAAGCTAAAGGAAAGCTATGGAATAAGGGTAAAGACGAAATAGGTAAATGGGCAGAAAAAGAAGGATTATTTGAATATATTGAAGCCAAAGAATTAATTAAGTCTGCTGAAAATGCTAAGAAAGCAGTTAATTCATTACCTGAAAATACTCCAGCTGAAAAAGCAGCAAAGAAAGCTGCCCTTGAACAATTAAGTGATTTTAGAAATAGACAATTACAAAATGCAAAAGTTAAAGTTGAAGAGTATGAAAAATGGGAATCTGAATTTGATAAAGCAACTCAAATCATTGAAGATATTGCTAGTGGTAAAATAAAAGATGTTAATGCTGACCAAGTATTAAGTGTTTTAAGACAAATTCAAGCTGTTCGTGGAGCTATGGAATTAAATAAAGGAAGAGGAAAAGCAATAACAGACCCTAAATTAAGTAAAAAAGAAAGGGAATTGGCTAAAAACGAAAGAGATGCTGAAATTGAAAGACTTCAAAAACTTGAAGACCAATGGAAAAAAGAGATTGAAGAACCTTTAGAAAAATGGGAAAAAGGTGTTGACCCTAAAGTAGCATCAACAAAGCAAACTCGTGTTGATTGGAAAAAATCAATGGAAGATGCGATTAAAAATAAACGAACAGAGCAAATAAAAGAATTAAGAGAAGGATTAGAAGAAGCAGTCAATGAAAGAGGAGAAATAATTGACCAAGCAAAATTTGATAAACTTACAGATATAGCTGAAACAAATAGAGCTGCATATGATAAGGCTTATGTTAAACCGCCTACTCCTCCAAGCATTAGTTATGAACAAGCTGCTAAAAAAGAAGCAGGAGAAGCATTTGAAAAACAAGTAGATGGATTAAAAGAGCTTCCTTTAGATTCAAAGGCCGAGCCAGATGTATATAAAAAACAAAAAGAATTAAAAAATGCTGATGAAAAAGTGCAAAATAAAGAGTATGAAAATCCAGTTGGAGATACGACATTAGAACAAACAGGGGCTTATAACCAAAGTAAAAGAATATTAAAATATTTTGCTCGAAAGTTTTTACCAAATAGTGCAGGTGGAAATAAAGGCACGCAGCTTGGTCATGCAGAAAAATTAGCTCATATGCTTGCAAAAGAAGGAAAATCATTATTTGAATTAACAGATGCTGATGTTCGTTTATTTATGGAAACTTATACAAATATTCCTCGTGCTTCTGTTAGTAAACTACTTCAAAGTTTAGCTGATATATCAAAAATAAAAAAGAAAAAGGGGAGGGAATTATTCTCCGAAGAATTAACATATATCAATGAAGCGAATATTGGACAAAAAGTAGGCGAGATAGCTAGGAATATAAAGAACAAAGGTGGAGCTACTGGAGCAAGAATAGAAGTTAAAGGTAAACCAACTAAATATGCTGATAATGGTAAAATTACAATGCCAAGTAAAACTGGATTAATTGAAAAGTTTACATCAACTAAATTAATAAAAGATATTAAAAGTCTTGCCGCTAAAGTTGTTAGAAAAATAACAAGGTCTGGACATGAAAATTATTTATTTAAAGTTAAAGATAAAGCAGGTGACTATGTTGCAATTCAAATCCATGAAGTAAATGCAATAGTAAGAGAATTATTTGGACAAAAGTCTTTACCAGGGCAAGCTGGTGAAGGAAGATTATTTAGAAAAGCTATATCTCAGTGGGCTGCTGAAAAATATAAGAAAAATTCAGCTGAAGCCGAACTTGTCTTTCAACATATCACAGGGCATGGAGCTGGAGCTAAAAACGTCAAACAAACATATGAAGCTTCTTTTTCAAAAGCTGAGATTCCAGGAGAAGTAAATAGAGTTTTGAATGCATTTATAAAAGATGTAATGAATCCGAAAAGTAAAAACTTTGGAAAAGGAAAAGAAGGTTATACTACTCATGAAATTGGTAAAGGATTAAGGGAATTAAATAAACGTATTAAAACTAAAGGTGATAATAAATTTACATATAAAGATGGGAAAGAAACCAAAACTATAACTATTGATAATAAAACTTTAGAAACAATGATTAATTATATGATTCAAACTGGCCCACGTTTGAATGAGGTTGGAATAGATAGGTCAATATTTAAAACAATAGAAATCATGCAATCCAAAGACCAATTAGAGTCTAAAATTAAAGCAGGTCAAAGTATTGTAAATGCAAGAACATTAGCAGACCAAGTAAAATGGGTAAAACAAAAATTTCCAAGATTATCAGTTCAAATTGAAAAAACATTAGGAAAGCAGAATGGACAATTTGTATTAGGTAAAGTACATGACCATTTAATTAAAATAGCATCAGGAAAAGCTAGAATTGATACTCTTCCTCATGAAGTATCTCACCATGTTGTTGATGTATTAAAGCAATTTGGTGACCCTATAAGCAAAAAGATTGTCAAAGATGGTATTAAAATGTTTGAAACTCAAATAAGCAAGAAGAAAGCCATTAGTGATTATGCTAAATTAAATAAGAAAAAAGTAAGTGAACTTACAAAAAAAGAGAAGAAGAAAGCTATTGAAGAAGCTGCTGAGGAAGCTTTTGTTGAAGCTCTTGGTAAATATACAGCAAAACAACTTCCAAAAGGAATGGTTGGAAGAATGAAATCTTGGGTAAAAAGAGCTGTTAGTTATATGAGGAATTATTTTGGTATGAGAAATAAATCTGATATTGATGGTATGAAAAAAGATATTGTAAGAATTATTGGAGGAAAGGTTGTTAAAGGTAAAATACCAACAGATTATCTTGATTTAAATACAAGACTTGAAGTTAAATATCAAACGTCAGGAAATCCAAAAGGGAAAAAAGTAATTAAATTATTAAGAAAACAAGCTGAAGATTTAAGGTTTGAAGCAGAAAACACATATAATATTCCTGAAAACGTATTAAAATCTATTGAAACTGATATTC